TAACCAGCACACGCAAGATGTAGAACTGCGGATCAGGGCGACCAACTACTCGCGGAAGACCACCGACGAAGTAGTGGACGCCCTGGAGCAAATGACCGCAGCACAGCAGGCGCAGATCGAGAGTGCCAAGAAGGGCACCACGACTGTCGCACAACTCGAATCGTCCTACCAGAAACTAGAGAACGCGGCGAAGGCGCTGTTAGGCCAGAACTCGCTCATCAAACTGTTCCAGTCGCAGTCCACCGCTGTCGGCGAACTGGAAGCCAAACTCGCTGCCGCGCGCAAGGCGCAGCAGGACTTCCAAAACGCGAGCAACGCAAACCCCGGCAAGACCTACGCGGCGTTCATGTCCGAGCGCATGTCGTCGTACCTGCAATCCGAGGGTAGCCAGGCCGCCGCCATGAAGCGTATCTCGACCGAGTGGGCCGCGTTCAAAGCGCAGGCCGCCGCGTCGGGATCGGCCGCAATCGAAGGTGACGCGAAGAAGCTGGCCGCCGCCGTCGCATCTGCCGAGAAGGAACTGGCCCGCGCATCGGCCCGCGCCGAGACCACGAAGGCCCGTCTTGCCGAATTCGGCATCACCGCCGCGAACGTGGCCGAGTCGCAGCAGAAGATCGTCAACGCGGTCGGTAACGCGAACGCCGCCCTGGCACGCCAGGAAGCCGCGATTCTCGCGAACGACGCGCACGCGGCTGCACGCAAGGCCGCTGCCGAGCAGATCGCGATGCGCGAGCAGCAGGTCCGCGTGGACAACTTGTTCGCCGCCGCCGAACGCGACGTGGCCGCAGCACTGAAGGCCGAGCGCGACGCAACAGAGGCCGCGAACCGCGCCGCCAACAACCGCATGCGCGAGCGTCAGCACGAGGCCGACATCATCTTCTCGAACGCGCAACGCCAGGCCGCCGAGGAAATCAACAAGAAGACCGCCGCGCTGAATGCGCAGCGTGCCGCCCTGCGCGCCGCCGCCGACGAGGCCGAGCGCATGATGCGCGCCACCAGCAGCACGACGCGCGGCGCAGCGCCGGTCAGCACGCCGAACCTGGCCGGTCAGATTCGCGACATTCAAAACCCTGCCGACGCCGCCGTGCGTTCGATCTCGGGCATCGAGCAGGCCGTCGCTGGCCTGGAGAACCGCGTTCGCTCGATCCGTGGTCCGGTGCAGGGCTACCGCGAGGCGATGGAAGAAGCCGCGCGTGCGCAGCGCTCGTTGCAGACCGTGGCCGGGAACATCGACGCCTACAACCGACAGCAGGCCGCCATCCGGGCCGCTGGCACCGAGTTCGGGCGCAATCAGGCCGCCGTGCGCGCCCTGGTCGCAGAACTGCGTTCCGGTAATGCCGGTGACGACGTGCTCACGCGGCTCCAGCGTGCGCAGGCCACCATGCAGCAGTCGGCACAGCGCCTCGGCGCACTGCGCACCGAAGCGAACGCCATGCGCGCCGCGCTGCAAGCCGCAGGCGTGGACACGAACAACCTGTCGCAAGCCGAGGCGAACCTGATTGCGCAGGCGCAGCGCGCCACGACCGCACTGAACGCATTGACCGAAGCCCACCGCCGCAACGGCGCGGCAGCAGGCCAGGCCGGTTCGGTGATCTGGCGCTGGTTCGGTAGCGAAGGTGGCCGCACCACACTCTCGTTCGCGCAACGCCTGCGCGGCGAAATGCTCGGCATGGCGACCAGCTTCATCGGTCTCCAGGCCGCCGTGAACCTGGCGAACAAGACGCTCGAAGCGCACAACGAAACGCAGAAGATCATGAACCGCCTGCTGGTCGTGAATCAGGGCGACATGGCGAAGGCGCGCAAGGACTTCGACTACCTGCAAGCGCAGGCCGACCGCATCGGCGTCAGCTTCACGAAGGTGGCACCGGCATTCGCGAAGTTCGCCATCGCCGCGAACCTGGCCGGGATGAGCACGCAGCAGACCCGCTACATCTTCGAGGGCTTCGCCACCGCGACCGCGCGCCTGGGGCTGTCGGCCATCGACACCGAGCGCGTGTTCAAGGCAATCGAGCAGATGTTCAACAAGGGCAAGGTCAGCGCCGAAGAACTGACGCAGCAGCTTGGCGACGCGATGCCGGGCGCGCTGAACCAGTTCGCGAAAGCGCAGGGCGTGAGCGTGGCCGAATTCATGAAGCTCATGGAACAGGGCAAGATCGGACCCGAGATCATGGTCAAGGTCGCCAAGCAGCTTCAGGACACCTACGGCACCATCGGCGACGGCACCGCCACGCTGTCGCAGGCGCAGGCTCGCTTCGACAACGCCATGAACCGCTTCCTGAACAACACCGCGAAGGGCGGCTTCGTCGAGTCGTATCAAAGCCTGCTGACGAAGCTGGCGGACATGATGAACAACGGCCAGGCCGACAAGTTCGCCTCACAACTGTCCACGGCATTCAGCAAGATCATCGACGTGATCGCGGTGCTGTCGGATCACGTCGATGAACTGAAGATGCTGTTCATCGCGCTTATCGGATTGCAGGTTGTGCGCTGGCTCGCCGCGCTGCCCGCCCTGTTCAAGCTCATCAAGGTCGAGGTCGCCCTGGCGAACACGCAGATGGCGATCTTCGCCGGTTGGCTGAACAGTCAGGCCGCCGCTGCTGCCCTGACCCGCGCGCTTGGCGCTACGGGCCTGGCCGGTGTCATCGCGCGCCTCACGCCGCTGCTGGTGGCCTGCGGTAACGCGCTGCTGTTCATGGCCCGCGCCGTGCCGGTGGTCGGTGCCGCCATCGCCGCATACCAGGCCACCCGCTACATCGTGGACAGCTTCGATGACGACACGCGCGAGCAGGTCGCGTCGGCCGTGCGCGGCGCGACGAAGGCGTTGCAGGAAGCCGAGAAGGCGCAGGTCGCATACGAGAAGGCGAAGGGCACCCGCGACGAGGCGCGCATGAAGGCCGAGTACGACCGCCTCTCGCAGATCGCCGTCAACAAGACCAAGGAACAGGCCCGCCTGATCGCGAAGGCGAACGAGGATGGCATCGACCTCGGCGACACCGTTGCGCGTGCCAGCGCGGCACAAAGCAAGGCCGCAGCGCCGGACACCGCCAGCGCGAGCGGCACCGAGTATCCAGGTGATCCCGACAACCCGGCTCGCCGCCAACTCGAACTGAAGAAGAAGCTGGAGTCTGAAGGCGCGAAGATCGAGCGGCAGTACCGCCTGCAACGCCTGCGCGCCAGCAAGGGTGAACTGGCCGAGCGCCTGGAGATCATCAAGGAACCGTATGAGGAAATGAAGCGGCAGTACCGCGAATCGACGAAGGACGACGAGGAATACAACCGCGCCGTGGCCGAGATCGACAAGCTGTACGCGAAGGCCGCGATCCTGGAGCGCCAGAAGTACCACAACGACCGCCAGAAGGCCGACGAAAACGCGGGCGAAAAGCGAAAGCAGTTGGCCCTCAAGATCAAAAACGACATCGCGCAGATCGAGGACGACAACAAGAAGCGCGCGTTCGACATGGACCCGAGCGAGCCGTTCGAGGAACGCCGCAAGGCGCGCGTCGCCGCAATCGGCCATGCCTACGATGAACTGTATGAGCGCATCGAGAAGGAACGTGTTCTGGACCCGAAGCAGGCTGCGGCCGACAAAGCCCGCCTGGACGCGCTGAAGAAGCAACGCGAGGAACTGGAGGACCAGAACGCCTACCGCGACGAAGCGAACCGGCTGATGGACGAGTACAACCGCAAGCAGGGTGTCCTGAAGGGGAACATCGACGCGATCCGCGCCGAAGTGGACGCGGGCATTCTCTCGCAGGCCGACGCCACCGCGCGCATCAACGATCAGATCAAGCTGCTTGGTCCAGGTGTCGAGGAAGCCGGGCAAAAGGCACTGGAGTTCTCGGTCATGGCGTCGAACATGCTGGACCCGACGCGCTTTGCCGAGATCGTGTCGTCGATCCGTCGCGGCACCGCCGAAGTCTCGACTGATCGCATGGTTGCGATGAACAACCTCACGTCGGCGCAGGCGTTGCTGAACGAACTGACGGCGGCGCAGGCGCGCGAGATCGAGAAGGTCAACCTGCAACGCCAACTCGGCCAGATCGACACGGTGGAAGAAGTCGAGCAGATCAACGCGATCACGGCCAAGTACGCGCAGAGCATCCAGTTCGCGGCGCAAGAACTGCTGAACTTCATCGCCATCGTGCGTCAAAATGGCGGCATGTCGCCCGAGCAGTTGGCCGCCCTGGAAGCCGCGACGCAGCGCCTTCTGCAAACCTCGAAGGCCGGTATCACGACGACGCAGCAGTGGGAAACGACGCTGGTGAACGGCATCGCTCAAGGTGGCGTCAACGCCTTCGACCAGATGGCCGAATCTATCGGCAAGGTCATCACCGGCCAGCAGGGTATCAAGGAAGGCTTCAAGGGCATGCTGGCCGCAGCGGCGCAGTTCTTCGCTGGCCTCATGCGCGACATCGCCGCTGCAATCCTGAAGATGATGATCCTGAAGGCGTTGCAGTCGATGGGCGGCGGCATCGGTGCAGCGGCAACCGCAGCGATGGGCACGACCGGCGCTGGCACGCAACACACTGGTGGCGTCACTGGCTTCAACCGCAGTTCGAGCCGCGTGCTCCCGAGCGCCATGTTCGATACCGCGCCGCGCTATCACACTGGCGGCATCGCGGGCCTGCGCCCGAACGAGGTCCCGGCCGTGCTGGAGAAGGGCGAGGAAGTGCTGACCCGCGACGACCCGCGCCATATCCTGAACGGCGGCACTGGCGGCGGTGACGGCGAGGCGCAGGCGCAGCGCTTCGTCCTGGTCGATGATCGCGCTGGCATCGACGCGGCAATGGCTTCGTCGTCCGGCGAGAAGGCCGTGCTGGTCCACCTGAAGAACAATCTCCCGACTCTCAAGCAATGGATGGGTAAGCGATAATGGCACTGAGGATTCCCTATGACTTTGAACAAGACCCGATCCCCGACACCGGGGAAAAACTCGTATCGGTCGCAGACCCGCTCGGCGCGGGTCCAGGGGCGCGAACCTTCTACCTCGCGCGCCGCTTCGAGTTCACCGAAGGCACGTACACATTCATCGTGGCGGCCGACGATGCGGCGACGCTCTGGCTCGGGACCACGCAGTTCGACTCCCGAATCGTAGCGTCATGCGTGCTCGGTTCGCCGGGCGTGAACTCGCTGTATATCCCGCAGGGCCAGTACCGCATCGACGTGATCCTGCAAAACCTGCCGACCGCGCCGACGCCCTGCTACTTCACGCTCGTCATCAAGCGCGGCGATGAGGTGGTGTACGCATCGGACAAGGAAGGATGGTGGCTGGACGACATCGCGATCAGCGACGACGATCTACCGCCGCCCGGCGACATTCGCTTCAAGCTGCCGGTGTTCTCGGTGCTGCCGAATTGGAGCGGTGGCGTCACCGAGCGCCTGGTGTGGCAGACCGACGTGATGGGGAGCGAGACCGACGCCGAGCAGCGCCGGGCGGTGCGCCGCAATGCGCGCCGCTACTTCGAGGCGTCGTTCCTGCGGCAGCGCACGCGCCGGAATCGCCTCGATTCATTCTTCGCTGGCGTCGGCGCGGGACACTTCATGATGCCGCTGTGGCACGAGCAGGTCCGCATGGACGACGGCATTGACATGGGCGGCGCTGGCGTGCTGCTGGAGAACCTGAACCTGCGCGAGTTCCGAAAGGGCGATCTGGTGTTCGTGAACAACGGCGACCCCGACGAATACGACATCTTGCAGGTCGGCGACATGGAAGGGCACCGCTTCTCGTGGGCCTTCCCGCCGCCGCGCGCCTGGCCGGTCGGCACGCGCATCTATCCGATGCGTATGGCGCGCATCGCGACGCAGCAGCCGCGCACCTCGAACATCACCGACACGGTGGCGCGATCCGAGGTGCTGTTCGACCTGGTGGAGCCGTACGCCATCGAGCCGTCCTGGGGCGCGAACCTCAATGGCGAGCCGCTGTTCCGCTTCGACCCCGAGTGGTCCAATGGTCTCGACGTTGACTACGCGCGCAAGGCGTACACCATCGACAACCAGACCGGCGTGCCTGTCGTGATCGACCACGGCAAGTTCACTACGGCCAACATGCAGGTCAAGCTGCGACTGTACGGCCGGGCCGCCGCGTATCGTCTGCGGCAATTTCTGCAAGCGGCGCGCGGCCGGGCGCAGAAGTTCCAATGCCCGACCTTCACCCATGACGTGTATCCTCTCGGCGACACGATCTCGGGCGACCTCGTGCTGATCGAGAACCAGGGCTTTCGTGCAGCGATGGCCGTGCCGCAACCGCTGCGCATTCGCCTGGCCTTCCAGTTCTACGATGGCACGACGCTGTACCGCGACATCGTGGACGCGCGCACGATCTACGACGGCCTGCGCACCGTGGCCGAGGAAATCAAGTTCGACACGGCGCTGCCCGAGATCGAGGTCAAGTCGCTCAAACGAATCTCATTCGTCAGCGACACCAGGTTCGACCAGGACCAGTTCGAGATTCACCATCACAGCAGCAACCAGGTAGCCGTTGACGTGGCTATCGTGCTGCGCCAATTCACCGACAAGAGGACCGCAGTATGACCTTCGCAGTAACCGAAAACAGCAACGACGACGGCCGCCCGATTTACCTGTACGGCTTCACCCTCGGCGCGGCCACCTGGCGCTACACCTCGTCGGACGCGGACGTGACCGTGGACGGCTACCAGTGGAAGGCGGTGCCGATCTCGGACGACGGCGTGAAGCTGACCGGCGACGCCGTGACCGACAACCTGACCATCACGGCTCCCAACACCATCGCGCCGGTCCAGATGTTCTTCGGCACCCCGCCGTCGCAGGCGATCATGGTCCGCATCTACCACTACCACGAGGGCGACACCGACGCCGTGCTGGCCTACATGGGCGAACTCACTGGCGTCAATCAGCCGCAGCCCGGCACCGCGCTCATTACCTGCGACACGATCAGCGCGTCGATGCAGCGCGACGGCCTGCGCCTGGCCTGGCAGCGCAATTGCCCCTACGCCCTGTACGACGAGATTACGTGCAAGGTGGACAAGAACGCCCACGGCAAGAAGATGGTTGTCGCCGACGTGTCGGGCGGCACCGCGTTTTTCAACGGAATGGACGCGGCTGACGGCTTCTACAACGGCGGATTCATCCAGTGGGAACACCCTTCGCGCGGCCTCGAATTCCTGGCTATCGAAACCCATGTCGGGCAGTCCTGCCAGATGTTCGGCTCGAC